CAACGACAGCTTTGGGAATTATGTCGGTGGCATCATCTAGGCGACTACACTTGGAGGAGGACACGCCTGTTGATGAGCTTAGACCTCACTGGGAAGCAACGATGGGGTCTGGACGTTATTACCTGTTCGACCACTGGGGATCAACGTCAGCCGACGAGCTTCTTTCAAGAGTACGGCACATGGCAAAGGCCTGCGACTGCCGATATATCATCCTCGACCACCTGTCCATCGTGGTTTCTTCTCAAGAGAACGGGGACGAACGGAAAGCTATAGATGAGATTATGACCAAGCTACGCACACTGGTGGCAGAGACAGGGATCACGTTGTTCCTAGTGTCGCACCTGCGTAGATCATCTGGCACTGCACACGAGGACGGAGGACGCATCAGCCTTCAGGATCTCAGGGGTAGCCAGAGTATTGCTCAACTCTCCGATATAGTTATAGGCATGGAGCGTGACCAGCAGCATCAGGACGACGACATACGGAATACGACCACAGTACGTATCCTAAAGAATCGCTACTCTGGTGAAACTGGACCCGCCTGCTGGCTACGGTACGACAAGTTTACAGGACGTATCCACGAGTGCGCTAACCCTAACCCACCGGAGACAGAGTTTTGAACCTAGTCTTTTGTGACATAGAAACAGACGGGCTGGACCCTAGTGTTATCTGGTGTGCGGTCTGCCAACACAACGGAGAAGCGGAGGTAATCTGCAATGAAAAAGACTTCAAAGCGTATGTATCGCGTAAAGCACCGGCTCAGTTCGTATTCCACAACGGAATTGGCTTTGATGTTCCTGTGGTCGAGCGTCTTTGGAATTTTACTTTTGACCGGAGCATGGTCCTTGACACTCTAGTACTGTCACGTTTAGCAGATCCCAGCAGGTCTGGTGGACACTCTCTACGTAACTGGGGCAACATTCTAGGCTTTGCAAAGGGCGACCACGAGGACTGGACTAGGTTATCCCCAGCCATGATCGACTACTGCATACGTGACGTAGAGTTGACAGAGGCGGTGTACAGCAGGCTACGTGTGGAGCTAGACGGGTTTTCCAAAGAGTCGCAGGATCTGGAGCATCAGGTACAGTGGATCATACAAGGACAGGAGCGCAACGGGTGGTTACTGGATCAACGGCTGTGTCACACGCTGTGTGCTAGGTTCAAGGAGCGTATGTATGCTATTGAGGAAGAACTCCAGAGGGTGTTCCCGCCGATTGTTGAGGAAAGGTGGTCTGAGAAAACAGGCAAGCGCCTTAAGGATAAAGTCACGGTGTTCAACCCCGGTTCCCGTCAACAGGTGGCTGAACGACTTGAAGCTAAAGGTGCGGTATGGTCGGAACTCACGCCATCCGGTAGGCCGCAGGTGGATGAGAAAACGCTTGAGGAAAACAAACACATACCGGAGGCTGTTCTCGTACTTGAGTACCTACTCTTGCAAAAGCGATACGCACAGGTATCCTCTTGGATAGAACACGTACAGGACGACGGTAGGGTACACGGGAGGGTTACAACAAACGGTGCTATCACAGGACGTATGACGCACCAGAATCCCAACATGGCACAGGTTCCGTCTATCAACTCTCAGTTTGGCAAGGAGTGCCGTGACTGCTGGATTGTACCAGAGGGACGTAAGCTAGTGGGTGTTGACGCTAGTGGACTAGAACTACGGATGCTCGCTCACTACATGGGCGATGAGGAGTTTACAAATGTCTTGCTTAGAGACGACATTCACACCAGAAATCAAACTGCTGCAGGACTTGCAACAAGACCTCAGGCAAAGACTTTCATCTACGCTTTCCTCTACGGAGCAGGGGACGCCAAAATTGGAAGCATCGTCGGAGGATCTGCGCGAGATGGCAATGAGCTTAGGACACGCTTTCTACGAAATACACCTGCTCTTGAAACTCTACGAGACAGAGTTGGACAGGCGTCTCGGAAGGGTCACCTCGTTGGACTCGACGGAAGAAAGCTCTGGGTCAGGTCAGAACATAGTGCATTGAACACGTTGCTTCAGGCAGCTGGTGCAATCATTATGAAGAGGGCTTTGGTTCTTCTGGATGACTACGCTACCCAGCACGGGATTGACTACAAGTTTGTGGGGAACGTACACGATGAGATACAATCGGAGGTGGCTACTGAACAAGCAGAGAAGTACGGCTGGCTCGCAGTCGAGTGCATCAAGGCGTCTGGCATATCATTTCAACTCAGATGCCCACTTGACGGAGAGTACCAAGTTGGATATACTTGGGCAGACACACACTGAGGACACGAATATGCGTATTAAAAAACAGGCGAGTTACCAAGAGATAAACGGTAACCTGTACTACACAGGGTGTAAAGACGGGGGAGTTAGAACCGCAGAGGCTCACCACAAAAAAAACACTAGTAGAATGTTTGTAAACGGAAGATATATTCCTAAATCACACCCGTTGCACAAACCAGGAAGATACAAGACGTTTACTGACGCCGCCTTTGACAGTCTATCGAAGTACGAACTGAGTCGTGAGGGGCAGGTGTACATCATCACTAACCCCAGCTTCCCTGAGTGGGTCAAAGTAGGCATGGCTGTAGACTCAGAGGATAGACTCAACGGGTATCAAACATCGTCACCCTTCAGGGACTACGCACTGTTCACCTGCTGGTCTGTGACTGATCGACGATCTGCTGAGTCAGAAGCACACAGTTTACTAGAGAAAGCGTATGACCGTAAGGGTGAGTGGTTCAACTGCACACCAAAGCAAGCGCAGTCAGCCATAGCTGAACTGATGGAGGAACATAAATGAACAAACTTTACTCACTGGTAGACGACATATACAAAGTGGTTGCCAACAAGGAAATACCAGAAGGTGTCGATCTGTACGACGAGATAGAAAACTTTGGTGAAAACTGTAAACGTCTGATGACTAAGTTGTTTACAGAGGAGCGTGACGACGGACGCAAGCTGCGTATGTCTAACATCGGTAGAGATGATCGCTACCTGTGGAACGCTGTTAATAACTCAGATGTTAAAGAGGACATGACGCCTAACACCTACGTCAAGTTTATGTACGGGCATCTGATCGAAGAGATGCTGTTGTTTCTCACTAAACTGGCAGGACACGAGGTGACAGATGAGCAGAAACGGTGTGAGGTTGCTGGCATTACGGGCCACATGGACTGCAAAATTGATGGTGTTGTCACTGATATTAAAAGTGTCTCGACCTTTGGGTTTAAAAAATTCAAAGATGGAAGTCTCGCTTATGATGATGCGTTTGGATACGTTGCTCAAATTAAAGGGTATGCACACGCAGAAGGCGAAACCAAGTTCGGTTGGCTCGCAATGGACAAACAGAACGGACACCTGACGTACCTGTTGTACGACTCTGCTGACACTCAGGCACCTGTTTACGAGAAGATTTCATTTGACATAGAGGAGCATATCGAACGAGTAAAAAAGCTAGTGGAGCAGCCAGAGGCACCAGAGGTATGTCACGAAGTCGTACCGGATGGCAAAAGTGGAAACATGAAACTCGCCGTTGGTTGTTCGTACTGTCAATACAAGCATATCTGCTGGCCAGGAGTTCGTACCTTCCTGTACTCAAGCGGTCCAAGATATTTAACAGAGGTGGTCAATGAGCCGAAGGTCGCGGAAGTCTAAACTAGGAAACTTTAGGTCGGAGTTTGAACGAGATGTTGCAACGCAGTTACAACCATTTGGCTTTAGCTACGAGCCGTTCCAAGTCCCGTATAGAATCGAACGCAAGTACACCCCAGACTTTGTGTACGAGTACAACGAACGGACGTATCTTATTGAGTGCAAAGGATACTTCAGAGCAGGAGACACCCAGAAGTATCGCTCAATCGCTAACTGCCTTGGAAGCGATCAAGAACTTATCTTCATACTTATGAAGCCTAATCAGAAAGTAAACAAAAGCACCAAACTTACTATGGCCGAATGGTGTGACAAACACGAGATTCTATGGTATAATATAGATACACTAAAGGAGTTGGTTGATTATGTCTCTGACACTAGAAGAAACTAAGGAGCGTCTGTTGCGGTTCTACGATCCCGACGATCTTCTGGAAGCGTTACAGATTTCTGCTGAAGAGATACTAGACAGGTTTGAGGACAAGCTGCTACGTAAACTTGATGAGTTTCAAGAGGAGCTAGAAGAAGAGTATGAAACATGATATGCGTAATGAATGGACTTACTATACAGACAGAGAGAACGAAATGGCTTCTTACAAATCTATAGACGATGCTAAACCAGAAGACTGGGATAAGGTGAACAAGAGCAAAACCTTCACAGGTAAACTGTTCCACCCTGAAGACACACACAATCCCGTGACTCAACCAGATCACTACAACAAGGGCGCTATCGAAGCCATCGAAGCAATCAAGGCGTCTATGCACCCGCAGGAGTACAAGGGATATCTCAAAGGTAACTGCCTGAAGTACCTCTGGCGCTACGAGTACAAGAACGGAGTAGAGGATCTGCGTAAAGCCCGTGTCTACCTTGAGTGGTTAATCAAGGAGGTTGCCTTATGAAAGTCATTGAAGGTAAGTTTGGTGATAAAACAAAAGAAGAGAAGCTAGAGATACCCACCTCAGAGTTTTTATCTGTGTTTGTTGGTAAGGCTATGGCTCACGAGAACGAGGGCAGGAAAGTAAAGTGTGCTGTTATCATGTACGAGGACGGTGAGATGTTTGAAGTAGCGTCCAACGAGCAGTATCCTGATGGGGTGTATATGCTGCTACAGATGGCATCACAAGCAATCATTAATGAAACACTAGGAGTAACAGAATAGATGGACGCATACCAACAGTACATACACAAGTCACGGTACGCTAGGTACCTGCCAGAAGAGCAACGCAGGGAGACTTGGGAAGAAACAGTATCACGTTACGTAAACTTCTGGGGTGACGACCTGCCCGAAAGTGACCGCAAAGAAGTGTACGATGCCATACACAAGTTGGACGTAATGCCCAGCATGAGGGCACTAATGACTGCTGGTGAGGCTCTGGAGCGTGACAACGTAGCAGGGTTTAACTGTAGCTATCTGCCTATAGACCACCCCAAGGCCTTTGACGAACTGATGTACGTCTTGCTTTGTGGCACGGGGGTAGGCTTCAGTGTCGAGCGTCAGTACATCAGCAAGCTACCGGAAGTTGCGGAGACATTCCATGAAACCGATACAGTTATTAATGTTGCAGATTCGAAAATCGGATGGGCGAAATCGTTTAGGGAATTGGTATCACTGTTGTATACAGGTCAAATCCCACGATGGGACATTAGCAGAGTACGACCTGCAGGTGCCCCACTCAAGACTTTCGGAGGCCGTGCAAGTGGTCCTGAACCTCTCGTCGATCTCTTCAAGTTTACAGCTGAGTTGTTTCAGGGATCAG